AGGTTGTATTTCTCACGTTTCACAAAAGTCTTGACGCGAGCCCACTTACTTGACCAACCATGAACACGAACGTCACTAGCCGCGGCCTCGTACAACGCTTTCTGCCGACCTTGGTAAAGGTTGGCAGTTTCCTCAAGCGTCATAGGAGGTCGCCACGGTGTGCGACGAAGGATTGAATTACGGATAGTTTTGAGATGGTTGAACGCTGTCGACTCCGCTTGTGGCGGAGGACATTGGTTACCTTCCTCATCTTTCACGTAAAACCCCCGTTCCATGATTGCGCGTAGTGTGGTATCAACAGTGCCCCTATAGGAGATGTAGTTATTGTCATCGACAACCAGATTGAGCTTGGTCTCCATAGCAAAGCTCTCTGGGTGGGGTGCGGCCGCTCTTCTTTCCACGCGCACCCCGACGGCCGTTAAAGACGTGGCCGTCACGCGTGGATAGACGAGAGCGCGGCGAACTCATTCATCGCCACTGAGAGCACCACGAAGGGCTCTGACGGCGGTATCCTGAGAAAAAGCACGAGTTTCGAACGTGGTTAGGGATCCTATCCAGTAACACTCGGCTGCCCACTTGACTATTGCATCTCTCTGCTCCAACCGCACATTGGTCTTCATTTCATTCAAAATGAGATGTGCAGTGCGGAGCACACTATGTTCGGAGAGAGTGCAACGTTTGCGTCCGCTAACTGGCATTCTTGCCTCTATGAGGTGAGCAATTGACGAACTGATGGCCATAAGACGGCGACGCCGCCGTCTTGATGAATGGCTACATGTACCTCTCATAACATCATCCAACATTGCGGGTGCAACGAAGTGTTGTCCGTTAAGAAAGGTAGGTGCAGCATCGACGGCGCTATAATGAGCTCCCAGCTCCTTATACATCCGGTACCGTCGGATGCTGTGATCGCATCCAATTATGGATGCTGTGACGCATGCACCAGCGACAACCGCAGGAGAATACACTGCGGAAGCGAGGGCAATAGCGCCCACACAGGCTGTGAACTCCCGAGGAAGAGAAGTCACAGACCGTGGGTTGAACCAGTGCGTGTACCGGTGCACTGATTCGGGTTCTTTTGATGGCAAAACACATGTTGCAGCTTTGATCACTGATGGTATAAGGCCGATAACGCAGAGGCCAATGGTGGCTCTTCGTGCG